ACCGGCAAGAATAACAATGTTGTAAACAACAGAGTTTTAAGTTGCTCCTATACCAACTGCTAACGCCCCTCCGAAGAGTGCAGTTGATGTCCGAGGACAGGAGACTATCTACGTGGTAGGTACTACTGACGATTAATCCGGTAGATTGGCTACACCACAACCACCACCTAACACTAGTGGTATATACAGAAAAGCAAAAGCATTTTTATTTGAATTAAAACGTGTTCAAAGTCACTACCTCTGTAAACAGTTCTAAAGTTTTTATTGTTTTTATTGAAAGAAAAAGAAAAATTTTTATTTGTTGAGTGAACCCAACTACGGCAGGGCAAAAGACTCTGTCGTTTTGATGATGGTAAGTTTGTAAGAGGTGGGCCCACCTGGGGTGGGTGCCACATAACCGCCAATGACATTACCAACAGAGTTGGAATGCCACATAATGTAGTAGTTAGGAGTCGACTGAGTCTTGATAAATGGTGAGACAGCTCCAGTGGTTGCTGTAAACGAAGTTATTGCAGCATCAGTACACCAAATAAGCACATATGACCCAGGTTGGCGCTGAATAAGATCAGTACCAACACGGTCAAACACACTGTTCACATTGATGAGTGAAATCCCACCAAAAATATCGGAACTAGTAGTGTAGTGCCCTCGCTGGATGTAGTCTTGAATGGTCTGCGGTTGCGGCTTACGGAATTCAACTTGGTATCTAACCAGGAAGAAACCTTGCTGGGCCACATCAGGTGCCACAGCGTGGACTCGCCCTGGAGAGACTAATCGTTCATCACCGTTCGTCCCTGTCATCAACCATTTCGACGCAACTGGGCTAATGGCACATGGTGCCCACACAGCGCTCACACAATGGTCTTGAGTGTTCAGATAATCATAATCTTGGTTGACATGGTAACCCGTGGAGTCGATAGGGTCATAATCAAAAGCGATCATGACCCGCCCAGTACTACTGGCAGGACAAGTTGGGACCCAACAAAACTCCATCTTGATCCGATACTCTTCGAACCCCGACGCAATTGGCCCCAACCACCTAAACGACTCAGACGTTACCATCATGTGGATTTCACCCGCAATAGGTTGCAATGGTTCCACATGCTCTAACTTCAACCCACCACTAACATTGGTAAACCTAGGTCCCTTACTACTCCCAATAGACAAGCTTGCTGCCAACGGGGCCACTGCAGCCCGCATTTCCTGCTTACCAGCGTTTCCTTTTGGGGCAGATCGGTAAGCACTAGCAATCCCTCGGACTGCATTCGCCAACATATCCACCGTGAAACTCCCAGCAGCATTGACAAATTGACCAATCAACTCCTGCCCTACTGTTTTCTTCTTACCCATCTTATTTTTGTTCTTACGCACGACTAGTTGATTCATGGTCAACCGTCAACAATCAATATATAGTACTATCACAATTAATTTCCTTATATACCCCAACCTTTACGGTGGGGTAAAGCAACCATCTAACAACGGGTTATCATTAACGATCTCATCTTTGATACTATCATCCAACTCATATGACGCAAAGTAACTCTCTATGGCCACTTGCTCATCAGGCGTAACGCCCCAAGCCTCAAACACTTGAACCCTAGTCCAAGCATCAGGCTCGCGGTAATGCTCTGTCATTCCTTTGGACATGAGCTTCATACCTGTTGCAAAAGTTGGGTCATCCATCATGTTACTACTTCGCATACATCCAATGCGTTGATAAGTAGAATAAAAATCTTGCAAAATTGGCACACCACCAGTCAACCACAACCCCCCTGTACCAACCGCAGTGCACCACTTTTCGCGGTGCACAGGGTGGAGGAGGTTATGGACAGTGATGGTGTCCTTACGCAAGACTGATGGAATATTACGCACCATACGGCACGAAGCACCAATCTCGATCGGATGCATTTGGCAAAACTCAATTTGGTGTAACTCATAGACTGGTGCTTCCGCAACCATCCTGAATCCCATCTCGAGAAACCACTCACCCAATCCTTCATTAAATCGTTCCATGTCGTCACTCTCCATCATAACGACACAATCATCCCCATTGTTAACTAACTTGACTGCCACATCACGATGGGCGGCATAGGCATAGATCATAGCACACATGATTAGGCAATTACCAAGACCAGTGTTCATATCACCAGAAAACCGGCGACCCTCGACTGAGTACTTAAGCTTACCATCTCCACAATAACCTCGCCCCTTATTCTGCATCTGCCAACGTAACAGCTTCTTAAGCTCTCGACTGTTGGGAAACAGATCTTGATAGAAGACGTGTTCCCAACCCAACGCTGAGGCAGACACATGCATGTCAAATTTAGTTGCATCCAACCCAATAGCTACTGGGTTGGTAAAGCTGCGCCACTTTCCCCTGATAATGCTGCCAATTTGCTCGACATTAAAACCTTTCATCACAGTGGGACCATCACCAAATACCTTACCAATGGCATGATATATTGGGTGCTCCACCGCCTTGATATACTGACCAAGCACAAGGTTATACACCGGGTCCCGCGGTTGGATACACCTCGGGGCCTTATCTGGGTTTACCAGCTCCATTTTTACAAAACAGACTGATATGGCATCGCTTCTAGATAAACCAATTGCGGTCAATTTCTTCAACGCATTCTCATAGATAGTCCTTCGTCGACCCTGATACGTCTCGACCACTTGGTCGAGGGAAAGCGGGGTGGCTTCGGGAATTCTCTTCAACATACGATCGTTGAATACTTTCAACCTATCCGTAAACAGAGCCTTGTTTACGGTTGGTGGAGCTACATAGTTGTCCCCAACTTTGCAGTAGTACATGCGTGTTAATAACGCAGTCTCCAATGTGTTAATATCAGCATTATTTACCCCCAGCTCGAGATTGCCTGACAATTCCTGAATGGAAAACAATCTACGGGGTTTGACTGGCTCCTTAGCATGTCGGTCGACGTGCAGTCTCGGGTCACTCAACATCGTTGTGTGACTTTTACCGTCGACCATGCCAAGGCCCCCTCAAGCGCGGACACGCTCAGACGCCCGTCGAAACGGACGCCAAAGCGAACCCCACGCATTAAGCGGACCAGCATTGGCAACCTCATCCCGCAACGACGCCATCCCAACGCTAGCGAGCATCTTAGCTCGTAAAAGGTCAGGGGCATCTGGGACAAATACACCAGCGATTACCATTTCAATGCAATCCCTGATGTGACTATCACGCAACCCGTGTTTCAACATGGTATTGTAAGCCATACGCCTAACAGCAAGCAGATTGGCCTCATTAACCTTGGGACACCCCATACGGTTCTTGATGCCAGACACTACTTGCGCTACGTACACGGCTTTACCATGGTGAGTACCAATACGCAACCGACGATGATTCACCACCTCGATCACATCCTGACAGACACGATAATTGCTGCTAGCCTTGCCTTCTGTACGAGGTCGAACGACCTCACCGGTTTGTTGCAGACCGGTACCTACGGAGAGTGAATCCGTGGCGCAACCCATTTCGGGTTCCCATGTGTCCATCATGACACTAAGGGCGCTACTTTGCGCTACAATATCAGCTTCAACTTCAGCACACTCAAGTTCATCATCAACAACAAAATGGTTGTCGGCAATGGACATGGTGTCCTTGTTGCATGTAACATGGTGTTCAACAGGATCATGAGTGAACGCTAAGCACTGTTCAGCGAGGATATCGTGGTTATCTCGCACGGTTGCAAGAGCTACCACAATTGTAGCCTCGTCGAACTTGGCACAGCAAATCCACTTCTCGATCCAGTCTCCAATCATCATGTTTGAATGCTGCGGTAAATGTTAATTGTTT